CTTGTCAGACAGATTGCCCTTCTCGCCAGCAGCCTTTAAGAAGAGCATGATGGCGTCGTAGATGCGCTGCTCAATATCCGCCACCGTATAGACAGTTTCTTTGGAACATGCGCTGTTCTTATCGGTTCTTCCGTAAGCACAGCGGAAGCCTTTCTTGTTTTTCAGGAACGTCATACATCTTCCGCAGTTGCCGCAGCGGACGAGGGAGCGCAGGGGGTAGTTTGACGCCTTTGCCGGTGATCGTCCTGTTTTCCTGATAACGGCCTGCGCCTGGTCGTATTCCTCGCGGCTCACTATGGCTTCGTGCATGTTCTCCACGATAAACTGCTTTTCAACACCCTGCTTTGCCGTCTTGCGGGAAAGCGGAGCAACGATTCTTCGTTCATGCCCGACAGCGCAACCGGTATAAACCAGTTTGGTCAGCGTCCGATATACCATGCCGTGAGACCAGTTCAGTTTATCGGAAGAACGCCGGTATTTCTTCGTGTCAGGGTGGCGCTCTATGAAATACTGTCCCGGCGTAGGGATTCTTTCGTCATTGAGCCGTATCGCTATCTCCGTGGGCGTGTTTCCGTCTATGGCAAGCAGAAATATCTTTCTGACTACTTCCGCCGCCTCCGGGTCGATAGCAAGCTTGTTTCGGATCGTCGGATGCAGTACATACCCGTAAGGCGCGTAGCCGCCCACAAATTTGCCCTGCTTCATGAGCTGTATCTTTGCCGTAGTCGTTTTCACAGACAGGTCTTTGCTGTAGGCAGCATAGACGATGTTCCGCATGACGACATCCAATCCGCCTGTTGTACCTATATAATTGTCGCTGTCATAGTTGTCGTTGACGGAGATGAAGCGCACACCAAGGAACGGAAACAGGCACTCAAGGCTGTCGCCTATCTCGATATAATCCCTCGAAAAGCGGGAAAAATCTTTTACGCATATCAGATTGAACTCGCCCTTTTTGACGCGGTTCATCATATCCGTAAAGACGGGTCGGTCGGTATTCGTGCCGGTAAAGCCATCGTCACAAAACTCTGACCGTGAGCACTTCGAGAGCGCGGGGTGGCGATCTAGGAAGCGGTTGATGAGGCTTCGCTGATTACCGATGCTGTCGCTTTCGGCTTTGGCTGTACCGGTATCCTCGTCGGCGATGGAGAGTCTGATATAGATTGCTATGTTGTATTCCTTCATGTCGGTTCTCCCTACTTTGCGCCAAGCTCTTCCAGATACCGCTCTGTTTGCTTGAAGATGTCGTGATATTTGAATACGATCTCAACGGTCTTATTCTCATGGATGAACACGCTTTCTATTGTTGCGTCCACGATGGCCTGTGTCAGAGTGTCCGTTACCTCCACGCTTTTCATCTGCCTGATCCACCGGTTCTCCCCGGACATGATTTCGCTGTACCGGTTTCTCCTTGCCGTCAGTTCATCAAGCTGACGGTTCAGGGATTCCCACCGTCCGTCGAAGGAGGTCTTGGCATAGGCATACTCTTCATCGGACAGGATACCGTCCGCAAAATCCTCGTAAAGCCGCGCTCTTTTTTGTGAAATGGCTCTCAGCTTCAGCGTCACGCTTTGAATGCTTTTATCAAACTCATTTCGTATCTTTCTGTCAGCCCTGCTCTCGTTCAGCTTGGAGATAAGCATCTCATAAATCTCCGCGCCGACGCGCTTGAACTCCGCAAAGGCGGTATTGATGCAGATGATGCGTCCGACGCCTCCGCCGCGCTCAAAGCCCACATGCAGCCCTGCGTCCTCGGTGGCTTCGTAAAACTCGCTCGAAGCCTTGTCCTCGCCGTGAAGGTTTGCGCGGAGCTTTGCGCTGGGTGTCAGAGCCGCGGAGTGCCCGGTCTGCATGGCAAACAGCAGAGCTTCTTCGGTTTCTGTCATACCGTAGTACACTTTGCAGAGGATCAGCAGGTCGTTGTCTCCGTTCATGTGCTTGCGCGCCATGATAGTATGCTGCCCGTCAAACACATAATAGTGCCCGTCACGGAAGCTGACCTTCGGCTCGTTGGCGATACGCTCGTCAAACCCGGCTACGATCTTTGCCACACGCTCGGTATTCAGCTTGCGCTGGTACGCATCGGGAATCTCAAGATCCCGGCTGTTGACTTTCATCAGCTTGTAGAGTGTCTTAATACTGTTCATTGTCTGTTTCTCCCTCCAATTTGAGAATGTATTGTTTAGGTTCCTGCATGATTTCAATGACCTGAGCCTTGTAGTCCGGCTTTGACAATAAGCCGGGGAAATTGTCAAAAAGTACATCGCAGGTTTCGACCATATTCCGCGCTGTGTAGCTCAGGCTTTCCAAGGCTGAATCCTCTGTGACGCGCTTGGCGGCCTTCATATCCTCGTAGCTTTTGTCGATAGTCGCATAAGCCTCTTGCTGGCGCTTTGCACCGCTCCGTGTAGATTCCTTATCGGCTTTGGGCTTCTTTTCAGGGATTACCCTGAGCTGTTCCGCTTTTTCACGGCGTTCCTCCGGAGATGCACGGGCAATAGCCGCCACATCGGTTTCTTTAGGTTTGTATTTTCCCAGCAGTAGGTCGTTCTTAATGCCGGGGAGGACTTCTTCAGCCGCATCTATGCCCTTGGCGTATTGATCTGCCCGCTTGACATAGCTTTCACTGGTATTGGTTTCTTCTGCGATTTTGGCGCGAGTAACGTGAGGAGAAATCAGTGTGTCATTTTGGCCCACTGATTTTACGTTCTCGCTTTTGCGGTCTCCGCCGTTGGCATTTTTCTCCGCATCATACCGCTGTCCAATCAGGTATTTCTTCTGCTGGGGCGTGAGATTTCGCTGTCCGAGCTGGTTCTTGCAAATCCAGGAAAGAGCTTCATATTTATTATTGAAGTGTTTCTCATGGACACGGAACTCGATGCCCGGATGCTCCCGCGCGATACGGTAGCGGTTATGACCGTCCACAATCGTGCTGTTCCATACAATGAGGGACATGAGCACAAGCCCTTCCTCAAGGATATTTTCTTCGAGCTGCGAAAGCTCGTCCGCTGTCAGCGGCGGGCATTTCGCCTCAAACTCCGGATCAATGGTCAATACGGGGTTCATCACGGAGCCTCCATTTCTTCGGGGACATATAAGCCAAGCGCCGCTTCTATGGCTTCTCCGATCTCATCCATCTGCTGCCGGGACATCCTTCCCATATATTTCTGTACGCGCCGCTTGTCGATGGTTTTAATCTGCTCTAAGAGCACAATGCCCGGAACATCCAGCCCGTGAATGTATTCTGCGTAGTAGTGGGTGGGCAGCGATCTCTTTTTGTTGCCTTTGGAAGTGATAGGCGCGATGATAAGCGTAGGGCAGTAGAAGTTGCCGGTGTTGTTCTGCAAGACAACCACCGGACGTGTACCGCCTTGCTCCGAGCCTATGTAGGGATCGAGGTTGGCAAGGTACACATCGCCTCTGCGGTAAATCAGTCCTCTCTCATGCTATGCCTCCGTTCTTTTCGTTCTATATTTCGTAAAGCCAGATAAGCGGTCATATCGAGATACCGCTCACTGTTGTATCTGTCCTGATAGTTCATTTTGCAAACTCCTGTTTATCTGAATTGGTTTGTTTCGGGTATGTACGGCTCTCAATTTGTCCTCGACACCCCGAGAGCCAGGGAGAACATCAGGCGGCGGTGTGCTGCACCGCTCCATAGGACTCTAACCTCCCCGCCTTCATTGTGGCCGGGCCGCGAATTACGGAAATATCATTAACCCTGTGTCAGTCATGGCCGAGCCGGTAGCAATCCGGCTCTCGCAGGATTCGGATTTATCGCTCGCTCTGAAACAGAGGTCGTGGCGCTCCGCCTGCCGTGGCTCGTGAACAACAGGAACGTACCTGATGCCTGGATATTCAGTTTTCAATGTGCCCTGAGCTGTGAAGCTCTGAGAAAACCGAATCTCCATATCCCTAGCGGTGAGATTGTCCTCTCACCCTACAACGGACATTTCAGGACGCTTTTTTAACCATTTCCGAAAAATTTTTTTGCTTTTTTTCTGATGGCAAGGATGTGCTTATTGACCACGGGGACGCTGATGCCGTGTATCGCGGCATACGCAGTTTGGCTTTTCCCTTCGATGAGACATTCGTTAAAGACTGAAAAAGGACTTTTAACGCTGTACAAAGTTCAATCGAGCGACAAAAAAAGCGCCGTCAAAGCAGACTGATACAGCAATGCTATTCATCAATCTGACTT